CAGGTGAACAGCCTATACAAAAAGATATTATAAAAATAACCTTGGCGACTGCCTCAAAAGCATCACCACTAAAAGATTTATCCATAGCTTTAACATCTCCTGTATAAAATTCATCATTTAAATTAAGTAGCTTACGAAATAATCTGCCAAAATCGGGAGAAGTCATGTCAATACCAACCATACTCTCGAAAAAGTCTGGATTATTACGCATGAAACTCTTAAAAATACCATATTTCTTCATAACAAAATTCAAAGCAAAAGGCATATTATTAAAAATACGTGGTAGTTTTGGAACTCCATTAACTAATTTAACAGGTTCATCTTTCTGACTACAAAGTGATACACAAGAAGGAATATTACCTTCCTTAAGTATACCTTCAATCTCATCTATCATGGAAAAAATAACTTCGTCCATATACACAGCCCCATCAGGTGCTATAACTATATAGCTACGCTTCCCTTTACAATATGGTGGACCAACAGACGTATTCATATTAACAGATCTAATCGTAGATCCAGGAATACCCTTAATAACCTCTTCTTCGGTTAGGGTGGTATACCCGGAACAATCTAACTGATCAATCCCATTCATATAATCGTAAATCGACAACATAACAAGCTCCTCATTCATCTGGACCCTATTATTGGTATCAAACATTTGAGTAAATGATGAAGTCCATTTTCCATTAATCATACTCCCGCGAAACTGAGGTTGAACCCAATAGGGCGAAGAGCCACAAAATTCTTTTTCCAACTCAAGACAATCTTCATAAAATAAAGACTTAACAATCTTAGTTTTCATAGTAGAACCAGGTAAAGGCGGAGTCATTTGACCAATAGGATGAATTAACATCCCAGGAGTCTGACTCATAGCAGCATGAACTTCAGAATATAAACCATATCTTCCAATTTGTAGATCCTTAGGAACCTTCGTGGCTGATTGCTTAACAATCACCACACCCTCAGGTCTAACAGTCATAGAGCTCAAGACTCTATCAACATCAGTCTGTGTTAGAATCCCTCCAACAGCTGAACCAGTAGTCTTAGTAAAACTAGTCTCAAGATGTAATGCATAATGAAATCCAACAACTCTCCAGGAGTTATTAAATCTAACTAAATAAGCAGAACCGCAATCCCCTTGTTCAGTTTGAATAGGTGAAGATAAAACCTCAAACCCATCATACTTCATAATAGAACAACGATCAGAAAAATGTAACTTTTTATTAGTCCAAATCTCAATTTGATCAAAACTCTGTATAAACTTATCTTGGTCAATCCAAATCTTATTTCTAAGACCTGAGCAACCTTTAAGATTATTACAAATAATAATCATCAAATTTGGTGAACTTGGAACTACCCTAAAATTCATACTAGTTAGTTGAAGAACAATAACAGTCCCATTAACACTAATCTCCAAAAGATCACCCAACTCACCAATATGCTCAACAGTCACTAATGAATTATGCGT